AAGAACCACGCATTGGTGTCAGTCAGGTAGTTATTTACTGTGTAACCACCGGGGATTGAACCATTGTTGCGGATTGCGTTGATGTCGTTATCGGCTGTAGACACACGAAGCTCCGTATCCAACAGGCGAGTAGCAACGAATTGCAGCGCAGGTGGGATAACCAGCTTAGAAGGCTTAGCAGCGATAAGGAGACCACGCTCATCAGTCCAACCAGCGATCTGGATAACGGCAGCTTCAAGTGAAGTTTCGTTAAGATCGGCTGCAACAGCAGGACGGTTTGAGTTAGTGCCACCAGAAACGAGTGGGTGGTCAGTCGCACACAAAGTCTTACCGTCACCATAAGTAGTGCCGGAGAAAGCGTTGTTGAGGATGGCAGCACCCTTAACTTGCTTAGTGTACGCCATCGCACGTGCGAGAGCCTTCGTGTAACGTGAAGAGAGTGAATCGTAGAGGTTATCTTCGATTGCTTCTTCAGTTAACGAGAAGCCCATTGCAACTGTCTCGTGAGTGTAACGAGCAGTCCACGCTTCTTGTGCGTTGTCATAAGAAATAGCAGAACCTTCACCCTTAACAGGTGCAGCGCTAAATCCAGACAGTTTAGTTTCTTCTTCGAAAGAACGGTCAGAAGACTCAGTTTCGAAGATTTCAGCAGCCTCATCACCATACTTAGCGTATTCGAGACCAAAAAGGGCGTTTAGACCCGGTAATAGCTCCTTAAGGAGTTGCGCTCTTGAAATAGCCATTAGTCAGCCTCCTTACACGCCAGTAGTGTTGTTATACTGATGTGTATTGAGTTTAACAATCAACTCAACAAAAGCATCAGCGCCAGTTGCAGTTTCGGCAACAACGTCAATCACTCGGATAGGCAGAGTAGCAGTAGCTGCTGCTGAAGAACCTAGAACCGATTGACCAGAGTCACCAGTAGTTGCGTCGCCTGTACCTTGAACTACGGACAGGTTTGCACCCACAACAGCACGAGCTGCCGCAGTGACGGCACTGCTTCCATTAGTTGAAACAACTTGGAATGCAGCCATAGGATCGTCAACAACGATAGCGTAAGCGTTAGTAACGCTAGTGCCGGGGTAGTATTGAGCAGGTGTGAACTGACTCAGGGAATTGACGTATTGAACGCCAACACAAACGCCCACAGTACCACCAGTAGTGGTGCCAGTGAACTTCTCACATGTGCCCGCCGCTACGACTTGAACCAAATCGCCCGCATAGATAGCCACGTTGTATGTACCCGCAATAGGAATAAGGCGAGTAGCACCAGCGTAAGGCATACCGTCGATACGGTTGATTGGCTTAAAGCCGTAGGGAGCGCTGACTGTTGGATAAGCCATTTTTTAACTCCTAAATTTAATTTCCAGAGCCGAAAGTAACCTTCGATTTTCTGTCATGAAACAGAGGCATACGAGGGTCATTCTCGCGCATCAAGTTATTGTCCACAGAGTGAATTTGCGATTCCGCTTGTTGCTTATAGAAATCGTTTCGCTCTTGGACAAGTTCTACTGGGGCCTTACACAGCATCAAACCACCAACGATGACGTTATCCTTAAATCGCTCATCAGAGACGACATCGGTAAATATCTCGGGGTGATCTACTGCTTTTACTGGCTCCCAGCCTTCGCGTATTTTCGAGGAGACGTTAGTAGCATCAGATTGACCGTTGGTCGAAATACGAACCCAGTGATAAGTGTAACCATCTTCGGGGGTGGGGTCAGGCAACACAGTCGGTCGCGTCCACGCCTTCTTACGCACATCTTTTCGTTCACGGGTTTCAAGTTCTCTATCTAGTCTGTTTTGAGCCATTATTGTTTCCTCATAAGTGCAGCCTGTTGTTTGGCGTAATCTTCCAGTGGGACCCCAAGTTTTTTCGCTATAGCTATTTGTGATTGCGATAACCTAATTTTCTTTGGTGCTGTGCTCCGCGTAGCGGGTGCAACCACGTTGCTAGACTTCCTTTGGGTACTTACTGGTTCATCGTCTTCTAGCCCGTCATCAAATTGGTCGGGAAAGACTTGTCGCATACGAGAGTTAATTTTCTCGTAGTAGTCATCTGATCGCGGGTCAACCCCGTCTTTCGTTAGTTTGTTGTGCAGCCCTAACGCAAAGGCTGTCATTTCGTCGTCAGAGCCAAACCATGGGTTACCATCACGCCATGCTTCGGCTTTCTCGTCCCGCTCAACTTGCGGTTGGGGTGCAGATACTTGCGGTTTTACAGGAGTTTCCTGCGTTTGTAAACTAATATTCTTCTTTGGTTTTAAGGAGTTAACTCGATCCATACGGATTTGAGCCGTATTTAGCGCAGTTTGAGCTTCTAATACAGCATCAGGTTCCCCAGACTCATACGCTTTTCGATACTGATCTTTTGCCATAGCAAGTTCACTTTCCACCTGTTTTTTAGCAGATTGGATAAGTGCATTGTGGCTTTCATCAGATTTACCCTTAAGTTTTTGATTTTCTTCAACTAATTGTCTTGCGTACTGTTCAAGGGCTTCGCGCTCACGTAGAATAGCTTCTTTAGCTCTACGTTCGTCATGGTAAGTTTTAGACAAGGCTTTTAAGCGCTTCTGCACTTTCTTACCGTAGTTTTCTAATTCGTCTTCAGTTATATCTTCTGGTGGAGAGGGTTCTTTCCCACGGTCATGCAGTGGGGTATCGTCCTCTACTTCAATTTCTAAGTCGCCCGCTTTAATAGTTTCTTTACCGGGCTTCTTCATGTCTTCCCGACCGACGGCACCTTCTATTTCTAGAGGAGCATCGTCTTCAGCAACATCCACTTCTATCTCTGCGGCGGCCGCTTCTTCTTTATCGGGGTCTGGAAATTCAAACTCTACCTGTTGTCTAGGCATGACTTACTCCTATGCGCGCGAGATCATTCGCGGATTGGGGACGACTGCTTGTATCGAATCGTCGTTCATTAGCCGGTACTCTTGTTTACCTAATTTAAACCGAGTGCCGGTGTTTGCTCGGAACATCACATAGTCCCCAGTTTTACACCAAGGGCCTGTAGGGAACCGGTCTTTGTCGTTATAGGCTTGGTCGCCCATATCCAACACCAAACCAATAGTAGAAAGAATGTATTCCTCTCTGACTGTTGAGCTAGCTTTAACAAGACCACTGTCTCCAAAAGTCTCTTCTACATTAGGTAAAGCAATAAGAACGTGGTAGCCAGTGGGTTTTGGTATTGCCTCCTCTAGCTCTTTTTGTTCTTGCTCTTCCTTTTCTATCTGTGCAGCCCTTTTCAATTCTAATGCAGTCATAGCGGGGCTTGTTTCGGCAACTGCACCGACCCCATTAACCGTTATAGTTTCAGTCATCTTCATCTTCCATATAGTTGCGGGACAGTTCGTTTACTTCTCTGAGCGCAGCGTCTAGGCCCCGTATCACGCCGCACACCTCCTTATATCCGGCAAAGTCTTTAGCTCCACCCGAATGTAAGAATTCTTCGCTGGAGGTTTTAATCTCCGTAAGTTTTTGATTTAGCACGTCAAAGACGGTTTTAGCCATTATCTGCCCTGCCCTCTGTATTCCTTAAAACTGCGGCGTTTATGCTTATTCATCGAATTGATCTTCAGCGCGCCGTTGCCAATGCTTGTACCTTTTGTAGTACGGTTTAGGCGTATAGCTTCGGCGGAGTCCATACCTGATTTTTTAGCCACGTTGTGGTCCTCGTTGTTGCATCTGTTGAGCCTTAGCCATGTCTAGTATCGCTTTAGCCTCATCCAGATCGTTCTTGGCTTGGGCTTGTTCGTTCTGAGAAGCTATGCGTGCGGCCTCAATGCTAGCTGTGCGTTCTGCTTTCTGTGCATCCAACTGCAATCTGGCAGCGTCGAGGGCTGCATCTGCTTGATCTTTCTGGGCTTTACGCTGCTGCTCGGCTTGCTTCAACTGTAGCTCTGCTTGCTGCATCTGGATGATTGGGTCTTGCATCTTCTGCTGTGCTGCGGCCTGTGCGGCTTTGGCTTGGTTTTCTTGAGTAAGCTGCTGTCCTGCCTGTGCCAACAAACTAGCAAGTTTTACTTCAAACTCTTCTGACAGCTCTGCATTTGGCGCGTTGAGGGGAACACCCATCTTTTCTTCTATCTGCTGCCTATATAAGAACCCAGTATGCTCCGCCAAGTGCGCCTGTAACGCCGCCATAATTTGATTTGCAGCGGGGTTTTGCCCAATCATTGCGGCAATCTGTGGGTCTTGTATGAAGGCTTGGTGGGTAGCAATGTGCGCCTGATGATCTTGACTGATAAACGCCTTGATGGGCTTACCAACTAGAGCGTTCATGTTCTCGCTTACTGGGTCAGTAGGTTTGATGTCGTCTTTGGTCGGTACTAGCTTGTCGGCGTTCTTGATACCCAAGACCTCGATCATCTGACGATGAAGCTGTGGGAGGTCGTAGATTTGTGGGGTGGCCTGCGCCATCTGCAACACGGTTTGGTACTGGACCACTCGCTGGGCCATTGTGCTGCTGTTGGGATCACTGACGGGAATTACTTCCACCATGGCATAGTCGGCGCGTCGCGCGCGGGGTTCACCACGATCAGGCACGTACATATACTCTTCCGGCGCGTACTCAGCAATGATCTTTCTAAGGAGTTTAAACTCCTGCTTCATCGCGTAATGGACACGGGATTGCACCGCTGCCATTGGTTTGAGAGTACGCTCTAGTAGAGCGAGTGTTGTTCCGACAGGCGCATTAGCGCTCATGTCAGAGATATTCATATCCGAGATTGCCCCCAAACGTCGGCCTTCTTCGGTGATCTGCTTCAATAATGCAAGAAGTGTCTGGCTCGGCTCCTTATAAGGCAGCGGCATTATGTTATCGCGGATGCTGCCAGAAGGCACATCTACATCACGGAATTCACCGGGACCAATCGGTGTGTCATCGCCCTTAACTCGTAGTCCGCGAGATTTGAGACCACCGGGGAGATTGGATAGGCTTCCAGCGTCAACGAGCTGACGGATAAGAGAAGTGCCAGCTTTAGCATAGCCACCGATAATGTGAATAAGTCCGAGTCCATAAAATCCAAATCCGGGGACGTACACATAGTGTACGAAATGTTGACGCTTTAGCGTCAGAATATCGTCAGGGTTCCAGTTGCGGCGGATAGCCAACACTTCGCCCGTACCTTTTTCAAGTGTTACCACATAAGGCTTTGCGATCTGTAGATCATCGCTGTCGCCCTCTGCGTCCATGCCGTCCACACCGTCAATAATCAGGTCAGCGTGGACCTCAAGTATTGTGTAGCGATCGTCAGAAGTAAGAGATATACCTGACTGCTCGGCTTTCGCCTCTTCTATATCGCTAAAGAACGAAACTGGGTCGCCTAACTCTACTTCTCTGTAGAATCCAGCGGCCTGTAGCTTGATTAACTCGTTTTTTGTCTTGCGCATTACATGCGTAACACGCTCCGCAGACTCAATATTAGAGGCTCCGTAAGGGACAATTACGTCTTCAGCAGGGATATATAAGGCTACTTGACGGCCCAAATTGGGGTCAAAATACACCTTTTTGAAGGCTGAACCGGCCAATCCGAGGCTATATAGCATACGCTCATGTTCGGGGCGGTATTCTACCATAACCTCAGTTAATTCATAGTTCATATCCGTCTTAACACGGAGGGCTGCGTCTTCCTTGTCTTTGGTAGCTTCACCAAGAATTTTAGTCTTAACAGGGCCAGCAGCGGGGAATGTTTCGCTCATAGCTTCTGCTTGGAAACGGATAGCGGCCTCCGCCAAAATATTGCTATATACGCCACACGCGTTTTCCCAAGGCTCAGTACGCTCTTCGTAGTTGAAGCCTATGACATCGAGACCCTTCACATAGCTATCAGCCCAGTCGCGGCGGGCGGACATGTCACCTTCGATAGCTTCGCAGAGATCGCTAGAGATTTCCTGTAGCTGTTTGTCGTCAAGATAGTCAGCAAGGTTTGCGTCAAAGGGTGCTGCGTCAATCTCTTCTATTTCTTCACCAAAGCTAATCTCAACGCTACCGTCCTCAAGCTCTACCATCACGGGCAGGTCTTCGCTTGTGGCTATTGTCATATCGACTATAGCATCAGGGGTCATCTCTTCGCCCATCAGCTCCCCTTCAATGCCTTCAGGCATTCCGTACAATCCTTTTTCAATAGCCATGTTATTTGCCCTGTATGAAATCTATTAGTCTATCCAGCATGGACGGGTTCACTGGTTCTGCCGCCGGTACGGGAAGTCTTACTCCGTACTTCTCTTGTTTCTCTGGCGTTAACCAATTTCGGAACTCGCTTAACAACTCGCGTTGGTTATCTTGTGCACCCCGCAAGTTTCTAAAGTCGCCTTTATCGCGGTTATATCTAAGCATTTCGTCGTACGCAACATTGCTATCTTTACTGGAATCTATGTACTTATGTTCTTGGTAGCTACTTAACGGCTCCCCCTTGTTGCGCCCAGTCTCCTCTAGGAAGTCTAAAAACGCAGGGCTGTCAAAGCCTCTATGCGTAAGCTCGTGGGCAACTGTACCGGGGTATGTATGTCGTTCCCCCCCACTCAGATAGCCTTCTTTACTAGCGTAGGCCCGCTCTGCTTCGTTGCTTCCTACGGGCATAAATACTGATACGCCTTTACTGCCGAGCAGGTCTCTATCTGGAGGGGTGCCCATATATTCAATGGTCCGAGCTTTTTCTAGCGAGCTACGTCTTTCAGGCTTGAATGCTTCGTCGGGGAACCCCAGCCCCCGCATCGATTTAGTATACATCCCAAGTATATTAGGTAGTCCTTGACCACGCGTTGTGTAGTTCCGTATCTGTGCACGATCTTCGTTAGTGCCTTTGCCGTACCCAATCGCGGAAGGCAATCCAAACTCGCCGCCAAACCTAAGCTCTGGAGGCAGCTTGCGCTGTACCTCGCCCATATACTCTTGGTCACCAAACTCAACCGATGCGTCAAACGCAGCCCGTTGTTCAGGAGTTAGGCTAGCCAGCCACTTTTCAAGTTTCGTTTTCTCTGCCATTAGTAGTATCCGCCGCGATGTCTGTATAACGGTTCCTCGTCTGCCTCATCTGTGGGTAAGCGGATAAACCCGCCTTGACGAAACCGCATTAAAGCCATTATTGTGCTATCCACTAAGTCGTCGTGTGATACAAAAGGGAACCCGGCTACTTCCTCTACGAGTTCTTCTGCCCAACGTGTTTGTGGTACCCAAACTAATCCAGAGCTTACTATATCAGCAACTGAGTTTAAACGCGCTATTTTATCCCCCGAACCCCTATGTGGTGTATACTCCTGAACCACCAATCCCATCCTACGCATTTCTTGGTATAGCGGCGTACCGCTACTTTTCTTTTCCACAATAAACGCATCGGGTTCCCAAGACTTAAACTCTCCGTATGCCAACTCTTTTAACTCAGGAAACTCTACCCGCTTCTTGATTGAGTTTAAGAGTATGATCGAATAGCGGTTCTCTTCTTCATTAAAGAAAACACCCCACGTAGTTAGCGCCGTGTAGTCCGCCCTATTGTTCTTCTCCGCCGCAGCGTCCAAAGACATAATCACATACTCGCATCTAGGCGGGTCTTCATGCTTCCACTCTTGCCACCACTCACGCTTAACAATAGCCGCTTCTTCTGCGGTGGGTTTCTGTTGGTACTGCGCGTTCCACTGGAATAGCGGCATTGATGCTTTGGTTCTGTACAAGGCATCGAGATTAAAAAACTCAGGCCAAAGGGGCTTTTCTATGGTTTTAGTTACGGTTTTGCGTGTGTCTGGGTCTTCGACTTCCTTTTCAATCTCCAAAATCGCTGGAAACTCTACCACTTCATACTCATCAGCCAGATCAGACTGAGCCATATCCCTAGTCACGCGTCCGGTCAGGTCGTCCAAGTGCCAGCGAGTTTGTACTATGGCAACGCGTCCGGCGGGCATCAAACGAGTTCGTGCTCCGTAGGTAAACCACTCATAGGCTTTATCGAAAACATCTAAGTTCCCGTTAATAATGTCTTGCTCGTTGTGCGGGTCGTCGATAAGAAGCAAGTGAGCACCACGACCGGCGAGTGCTGAACCCACACCACACGCAAAATACTCTCCCCCCGCGTTAGTATTCCACCTACCTGCTGATTTTGAGTCCTGAGCTAGCTGGACGTTGGGAAAAATGGCTTGGTACTGCTCTGTCCCTATTAAATTTCGCACTTTTCGACCAAAATCTACCGCAAGATCAGTAGTATGCGAGACCATCAGGACTTTTTTGTCAGGATTTCGTCCTAAAAACCACGCCGGAAAGTAAATAGAGATGAGTTGGGACTTACCGTGGCGCGGGGGCATGTTTACGCAGACCCTATCTTTGCCAGAATCAGGCAGTTCTTCGCCTTCCTCGTTGTAAGTCTTCCCTTTTTCGATCTCCATCAGCAGGTCAGCTAGGATTCGGTGGTGTTTCCCTACCTTATAGTCGGGCTGCATGGCACA